CACAAGAACTACGAGATGCTTTCTATGTTTATGGTGGCATTGATGTCACTGTTGATGACTTGTTTGAAGCTGTCGTCGACCCAACAAAAAAGAAAGCGCTCGAGGACGCATACAACGAAGCAACAATTGGTGGTGTCACGGACTACGAGACGTTTATTCAGCGAGCCTCAACAGTCGGTGTAGAGCGTTTAACGAAGCGGCTCGGGGAGCTGCAGGCAACAGGCGAGATTGACGATGCGACAGTGTCGAAGGTTCTTCGCATGGACCCAATGTTCGCTCAAAACCTTATGGGGGCTATCTTCCAGAATCCTGGTGGTAATGGTTTCTTAGGGTTGGAAGAGATGGAATCGGCATTCGAGTACGCCGTGTTAGGTAGTGCAGCTACCGAAGCTGGGTTCGCTATGCCGGACGTAGAAACGCTTGAGAAGTTCATAGCTCAAGGCATCGACGGGGCACGTCTTCGTGGGGCATACAACACTCTCGGGCAACGCAGTAGCGCATTACAGGGCATGATGGCTCGAGCTACGCAATCTCCGGGCGTGAGCGTAAGCCAGGTTCAAAGCGCCTTTGAAGGTTCGCTATTGGGTGAATCGTCTGAGTTGAGGTACGCACAGGCCGCCGAGAGTGCTTTAGGGCAAGCTGGAGGCGGATTTGCGGCGCAAAGAGCCGGAAATAGGCTCGCTCAACCGGGTAGAAGCGTCTACTAGTACACACCCTTTGGGTGGGGGGTAGACCATTCCCCATATCCATCCCCGGTGTTTATGGGCGTAGGCGATTCCGGGCGTAGGAGACATCATGGACTTTGACGGCGACGGTATAGACGACGTTGAGGAAAGTGGGTCGCAACTCCGACAGAAGTTGGAGTCGACTCTCAAAGAGAACAAGGAACTCGCTAACGAGTTATCCGGCCTAAAAGCCAGAGAGCTGATTACGGAACACGGATACGGCCTAGTGAAACCCGAAGATCTCCAAGGAGTCAACCTGAGCGAAATGGCTGAAAGAGCTGAAGCTCTCCAAGTAGAGCGTCAAGCAATGCAGGCCGAACTCGCAAAGGACATGCTGGCCAAACGTGGCCTCGAAGGCGATGAATTGGAGCGGGCAGTCAATGACTTCCTCGCTCCTGAAGCTCATGATGCAGCAGCTCATTCAAGGGCTCGAGAAGTTGCAAGCGTGGGTGGTGTATCCACCCCAGCTAACAACACTCAAAACTTGATGGGTCTTGATGCGATTGACGCAGCTCTTCGAGGAAACGGATAACCAGCTCCTACATCCGATTCCCTATAAGGAGAAATAACTAATGGCCGCAGGCTCTCTTAGTCTCCTTGAAGCTGCCAAATATGGATCAACGACACTTGGTCGAGGCGTAGTTTCTACGCTTATCCAAGAATCTCCAATCATGGAGATGCTGCCGTTCACTTCCATTACTGGCAACGCTCTCAAGGTGACAGTTGAGGACACTCTGCCTGACCCTGCTTTCAGAGACGTGAACGAGTCTTGGACCAGGAGCACGGGTAGCGATACCGAACGATTCTTCGGTTGCGCTATTTTGGGCGGCGAAGTCTTCATAGATAACTACATTGTTCGTGTACAGGCTGATCAAATTTCAGCTAAGGCACGTCAGTACTCGAAGTTCTCAAAAGCAATGTCTCGTACATTCGACAAGAGCTTCTTCGATGGCACTGGCACCTCAAAAGATTTCAAGGGCATCAACGCTCTAATCGACGAGGGTCTTGGCCAGAAAGTATCAGCGGGTACTAACGGTGCTGCACTTACACTCGACATGCTTGATGAGGCGTGGGACTCCCTTCGTGGACAATCCGCTCCTGACGCACTGTTGATGAACCGTACGCTACGTCGCAAGATCAACACTCTTGCACGGACCACCTACTCGGGTATTTCGTTGATTGACGTTGGAACTGACTCCTTTGGTCGTCAGGTCAACATCTACAACGGCACCCCGATCAGAATCATCGGTGACGACAAAGATGGCAACGCCATCCTTGACTTCGATGAAACTCAGGGTTCGTCAAGCGTGACCAGCTCCATATACGCCATCGCCTTCGGGACTGATGAAAACGTGTATGGAATCTTGGGTCTGGGTGGCTCATTCGACATTAAAGACTTTGGTGAAACCGAAGCAGCCCCAGGTCACCTGGGACGAGTCGAGTGCTACCCCGGCGTTGTCGTCGCTAACAGCTTTTCTGTTGCCCGTCTACACGGCATAACGAACGCATAAGGAGGCTGACGTATGGCACAAGCAACACGCACGGTAGGACCGGGTACAACAATCCGGGACGCAAAAACAGCAAGTAACGTCCTCTTGGCTCAAGGAAACATTTCAGCAGATACAACTACTGCTGGTTCGTCCATCCAAGTTGACCGTCCTTGTTTGGTCAATGTTGAGTTAGTGGTTGGTACTGTCGCCGCTGGTGTGACTGCATTCGAGGTCGAAGTCTTCGGCTCCGATGCGTCAAACGGCACAGGAAACGTGGTCTCTTATGGCCGTTTCCAAGACATCACCAATGCTGATGACGACACAACTCGTGTTCTAGCTGCACAGGTGTACAAACCGTACATGCATGTAGTTATCGATCACTCAGGTTCCGGCAATGCGAATGTGGGCGTCTTCGTCCGCACCCCGTATGACCGTCGGACAGATAGCACCACTGCTTAAGTAGTGCTCCTCGTGGATGGGGTCCGCCTTTCGGGGCGGGCCCCAAAACCACATCTCGAAAGGTCTTAATTTTTTATGTCCACTGAAACCACCGATTCAAAAACGTGGGATGTCATGGCCACTGTTGAGAAGTGGCATCGAGCCGCTGATCGCAAGGCGGGTCTCCCGCCAGATGAGGTGGTTAAAAAGAAGGACAACCTACTTCTTAACGAAGGCATTGAAGCTTTGCTTCAACTTCTTACCGCTACTGGCGGAACAGCGTTCTCTTCCGGTAACGCCTACATCGGCGTCGGCGATTCGACAACTGCAGCGACTGCCAGCCAAACCGGTTTACAAGCCAGCTCAAACAAGGATTACCAAGGCATGGAGTCTGGGTATCCGATTGTTTCTGGTCAGACTGTGACGTTCCGATCGATTTGGGCTTCGGCTGAAGGCAACTTCGACTGGAACGAGTGGACGGTTGCGAACGGCTCGAGTGACTCGGCAACGAACCTCAACCGGAAGGTTGCGGCTCTTGGAACAAAAGCCTCAGGGTCTGAATGGACTTTGACTGTAGCGATAACGGTGAGCTGACATGGCAACTAACTATCCGACAACGCTTGATGACACGAACACCCAGCCGAATATTTCGGCTACGGATGAGATGGATGACACCGGTGTTGAGCATGACATTGTTCATACCAATCATTCACAAGCAATCATTCAGCTCGAAGAGAAACTGGGTATCGGTCTGTCAGATGCTGCTGATGCGTCGACGAACCAGATCCTTGTTAAGCAAGCAGATGGTTCAACTCAGTGGGCAGCTAACCCCGGTGTGGGTGCTCTCACGTCGTTGAGCGGAGCTGTACTCGAATCGACAGTTGATGCGAAGGGCGATATTTACGCTGCGACTGCCGATGACACGGTTACTCGATTGGGGGTCGGGACGAACGGTCAGGTACTGACTGCTGATTCTACGGCTGCTACTGGTTTGGTTTGGGCTGCTGCTGAGTCGCCCATCCCTCTGATTTTGGCATTGAGCTGAGGTAGGACATGGCAAATACATTCAAAACTTTTAACTGGGAAGCGGCAAACGCTGCTGGTTCAAACACGTACACGGTTGGGGCTAACAAAGTCGCAATTGTGTTGCAGTTGCAGGCAGCGAACATTGGCTCAGGGGCTCACCCTGTGAGCGCCAAAGTTACTGACTCGTCCGCCAGTCTGACCAAGTTCATAGCGAAAGAGGTTTCGGTTCCGTTGAACGCTGCTATCGGCCTCGTGGCTGGCAAGCAGGTGTTAGAGGCTTCAGACGTATTGGATGCCTACTCCGATAGTGCTGCACAAATAGATGTGACACTCAGTGTGCTTGAGATTGACGTCTGATAAATGCCGGGAATTTCGGCAGGTAAGACGTGGAGTAGGATCGGAGCTGAAGTAGCTCCGACTTCTAGTGCTGCGTCTGGTGTCTTTCAGATACAGGAGCTTGCGGAGAATGTGGGAGCTGGCACTTGGCCTGCTCCTGCTGCTGGTGTGTTTGAGTGCATAGCCAAAGAAACCGTTTCCGGTAGCTCTACTACGTCTGTTGAATTTACTTCTATTCCTGCCTCAACTTATGACAACATCGAAGTTGTTATCAGTTGGGTTCCAGCTACTAGCGATTCATCGTCTGGGATCAGTTGGGCGCTAGAGATAGAAACTAACGGAGAAGCCGGTAACAACTACAGCGTGGCTTTTCATAATGCTAGTGGGGCAAGTAGTTCGTCGTCTGCTTCTAATACTGCTTATTTGTTTGCAAGCCAACCGTTTTATATGGGGTACACGAACTACCAAAACGGTTTGTTCAACAGGCAACGCTGGACCAATATCAACACTTCTACCTATCACAGCGGTCACACGGTGTCGGGAGGTGGCGTTTCCGGGCAGCCATTAGGCCACGCTTATCAAACCCTTTATTGGTACGACAAATACGGGATAAACAACCAGTCGTCGAGCAGCGCTTTATCGTCAATCAAGTTTGTTAGCGAGTGGAGTCGAGTGATTGAAGCTGGAACGACGTTCACGATGTTTGGGATAAAGAGCAGCGAATAATGGCACAAGACGGTTACTTCCCTATCACAACTGTTACGGGTTCGGGGAACCCTTCCTATATTGACATTACAGGTATCCCAAACACCTACGCCCACTTGTGTTTAGTGGGGAGCATGGCTTCCACTCGGGCCACTGTGCTTGAACAGTTTGAAATAAATTTTGGGTCGCCAACGATTGACACTGGATCGAACTATCAGTGGCAGCGTGCAGGGTTTACGAACAACACAACAGTTAGTGCATACCGGAACACCGGAACAGCAGCTATATATTTAGTTGACTCGGTAGGCACTTCAGTGAACAGCCTTTTGAATGCTCAGGTTGAGTGTCTTATTTTTGGTTACGCCGACACGAGCCGTTACACAAACATTTGGGCTAAAGGCGGCTACGCATATAGCGCTTCTTATGGGTCATCAAAGCTATGGAGCGGCACATGGACAGATACGTCAGAAGTCAGTTCACTTCGGGTGACTGCTGGGTCAGGGAACTTCAGCACTACTAGCCGCCTAACGCTTTACGGATTCAAAGGTTAAGGAGGAACTGTGGCAGGAACATATGATCTTCTCAGCAGTTACACAGTTACCTCTGGTTCGGGTGACGCAACGATCACGCTGTCAGGTATTTCCGGTAGCTACGATGACTTGTCGTTATTCGTTGAGGGATATAGCACTTCAGCAGGTAACTCGAAACTGGGCTTAAATTTTAATAGTTCAACAAATACGAGTTGGACACAAATGTTGTGGAAATGCTCCGGCGCAACCACTTTTGGGGCTGTTTCTGAAAATATGTGGTCCACTTCTGGGACCACTTCTTTAGACGAATGTAGCTGGGGGAACATTTCAAGAGAATCAAATTATTGGTTCGGCTTCCAGTTCTATATCAATGGTTACTCGAATACGAGTATGCCCACTGAAGTCGTGGTTAGCGGCTTGTCGCTTCCTACTAGTTCAAGCCAGTGTTGTTCTGGGTGGGGTGGCTACCAGTGGGGCGAAACTACTGCTGTCACTGAAATAAACCTGAAAGTCCATGACAGCGCAGCGGAATTCGCACAAAACAGCTCGGTGCGTCTGTACGGAATTAAGCACACGGTCTAGGAGAAATTATGGCTACTGCAACGATTGTTAATGTTTCGACGGGTGAAGTGATAACCCGAGAACTAACTGCTGAAGAAGAAGCTGAACGGCAAGCTAGAGATGAGGAACGGCAAGCCCGGAGAGAAGAAGAAGAAGCTGTTGAAGCTCAACGTCAAGAAGATGCTGCTGCGGGGCGAGCGAAGCTGAAAGAGCTTGGCTTGACTGACGAGCAGATCGCAGCGTTGCTCGGATGAGTACTCCGGGTTACGGCCAGAACGGTTCTTTAATAGGGCCTGAGGTGTCGGTAACGGCTTCGTCTGCCAGCGGTGTGTTTACGTTAGCCGAGCTGACAGAAGCTATGCGTGACGATGCGTGGCCAATGCCGTTCCAAGGTTTCATTGCTACGTTAGATCCGAACCATCCATCATCGACAGCGTCATACACAACCGCCAATGTTGACTTAGATTCAAATGGCGACCTTCTTCTTAATTTTTATACCATCGGAAATTCTACTGGAGCTTATTATCAGGGTGGCTTCGCCAAGATAAATACGTCAGCTAAAACACTTACGGACAACAAGTTGTACCGAGTTGGCAACGAAAACAACCAGACGGTCATGTGCAATATCACCGTTGATTCCGCTGGCAGCGACGACATTTATATGAGCGGTTACACAGACGCCTCAGGCACTAGCGGCATTTGGACCACCAAACTCAACAGTTCGTATGTCGAGCAATGGTTTGGGATTGATAGCTCAGAGAATCTGTTTCGTCGTGGTGCCTCGTCGCAAGCTTCGTACTGCCACACACCGGCAAGTCACCGGTTATCACCGGACGGCACATACCTTTACGGCGGTGGGTACGGATTAAACACCGGCTACGACGCATGTTTTGTACCCATTAACACAAGTACTGGCTACCGGATTGGTGCGAACAACATCACCGATTATTCAAACCCCCCCGGTATGGGTTTCTATGCCCGGGCATCGGGTCTCAACAACAGCAACTTTGCTTATGTCGGGTTTCCTTATCACCTCTCTTACGGCGGCTACCACAACACTGTGTTCAAGGTTTGGAACGG